GCATTGACTTCGGAGAGCCTGTCAGCCATCAGCAAAGCCAGACGCGCTTGGCGCATAGTGATTACAGAGGGGACAACCGGAGGCGGCGGGATGTAGGGCTTGATGCCTGCGCGTACCAAAGCGATCAGGTCAGCGTAATCCTTGGCGTCGTCACCCAGATCAGCTTCGAGCATGTCCATTTGCACATCGGCGTAGGAATGGCACCGGGCTTGCACTTCTGTCACTGCGCCGGGTTCGGTGTGGGCGGGTACGGCAGGCGTGATGACATTGCCTTCCTCATCCAGCACTTCAGGGACTTCTGGCACCTCGACATCAGGGGCTACAGTGCGGGTTACCCACGTCGCTTCAACAGAGTTCGTTGGAATATCATGGAGGACTTGTTTGATTATCACGATGTGGCACCTTTGATAATTGCGAAATTCAAGACAACAGCATCTGAAAGAGAACCTGCTGTTATATTTGTAACCCTAATGCTAAAACCTCCTCCAACGCCCGGTGCGTAGGGTTCAATTCTGTATCTATCACCAAGTGAACCAATTACAGCTATAACTGTGTCAGATGTTGAAACCAGTGAGTTTGTAACAAGAAAAGCAATACTCGCCCCGGCAACCAGCGCAGCGTTATTCATCGTAATCTGCCCCGTAGGCTTATTCAGCGTGACCGCAGTGGCTTTACTCGTAGCCTGCGTTACCGTGCCGCCAGAGCCTGTGCCGTAGCCTAGTAGGGCTGCGGAGGTGACCACTATGCTCCCCGCAACGTCTAGCTTTGCTGATGGACTCGTAGTCCCAATACCTACGTTACCGCTGGTATCAAACCTTACCCGCTCAGAGCCTCCTGTGTAGAAGGTCATGGGGAGGTAGGTGCCGGTGCCTACAAGGTCTGAAGTTAATCGAATATCTAGACCGCTAATTGCTGCAAGCTGCGCTCGACTGCTGTTATTTGCGTCAGAAGATGAATGAGAAATGAAACTTGAAACTGTACCAGTTCCCGATGGCATAGCGCCAACAACTGTATTTGAGTTTGCTGTACTCGTCTGGAACATAACGCGACTAGCCAGCGTCGCATTACTAAAATCCCCCGTAATCCGATTACCCGTACCTGTGAAGGTCAGGTTGCCTGAGTCGGTCAGGGAGGTGGCAGACACCGCAGCGGGAGTAGTTCCCCCAATCGCAGGAGGACTAGCCAAGTAAGTGCTAAAGCCTGTTCCTGATACCGTTGAGGACGCTGAAAGCGTGGTGGCTGCGATAGCGCCGGATGCACCGCCTGTGGCTGTGATGTTGGCTGTGCCAGTCAGGTTGGTGACCGTGCCTGAACTGGGTGTACCCAGTGCGCCACCATTGACTACGGGAGAGCCTGCCGTGCCTACGTTAACTGCGAGGGCTGTGGCTACTCCGGTGCCGAGACCAGAGACGCCTGTTGAGATGGGAAGCCCGGTGGCGCTAGTGAGCGTTCCAGAACTTGGAGTTCCCAAAGCTCCACCGTTTACAACCGGAGAACCAGCCGTTCCTACAGAAATCCCAAGAGCAGTAGCTACACCCGTACCTAGTCCAGATACGTTTGAAACAGGCACAGACATTTGAACGAAGTCACTGCCGTTCCAAGCTACCTTTACAGAGTAGCCCATAGGCACTGCAATGCCTGCCGTTGGGCCTGCTCCACGGATGTAAACGTTATAGCCACCTGTGGTTGCGTTGATAACCGTGTAGGTTTTACTGGTTGCTGGAGCGGTAATGTACCTAACTCCAGTCCTTGCGCCTGTGCAGAGCAGAATAGCTTCCCGGGCCGTGTTCGCAACTCCACTTGTGGTGGTAAGGGTTACATCAGCATCCGTACTTAGCGTTGTCGTACCAGCTACAGCAGAGTCAACTAAAGACGTAATACTGTTGTTTATCTCATCACCCCACGTACCAGACAGGGTTCCTGTAACAGGGAGAGAAAGACCTAGGAGGGGGGTAAATGCCATCTGAAATCCTTACACAGCTATTTGCTGCCAGTTAGGTGATTGTATGTCGTTTACATCAGTCCACAAGGGGGTTTGAGTATCCGAAATAAGCGTCCATGTTGGAGTCTGCGTAGTGCCTATTGCGCCCCATGAAGGCGTTTGTCCATCGTTTATATCAATCCAGCTTGGCGTTTGAGAGTCGTCAATAAGACTCCAAACGTTTACAGTTCCAAGATACGATGTAATGCTTAAACCATTTACCAGTACGGTTACGCCCGTACCTTCAAATATGGTTACATTGCCGACGTATCCTGTAGACTCAATTCCAATAACAGGTACGTTTACACCAGAGCCTTCAAATACAGTAACAGTACCAAGGCTTGAGGTTAGCTCAATCCCTGTAGGACTAACTACTGCCCCGCCTGTTACGGTAACTGTTCCTAGGCTTGAGGTGGCTGTGAGATTTACATAGCCTACTCCCCACCCCTGACTACCCCATGCAACGCCAGAAGCTCCCCATCCTTCAAACGCGACTATGGTGTCAGCCACTTACGCCAGTCTAATAATTGCGCTCGTACTGTTCGCTGCTGGGAACTGGATCGTGAACGAGCCTGCGGTAGAAGTTTTGTCGCCACCGAAGTCCAGCACACATACGGCTTTGTTGGCAGTGCTTTCATAGATCAATGCGCCACGAGCAGTGATCGTAGAGGTCAGCCACGTTGTATCTGCAAACGAAATAAACGCAGTGGTTCCTGTGGATGTTGGAATCTGACTAACCGTCAGGGTATTCCCTGTTGCGGTGTATCCTGTACCTACTACTTCGTTTGAGGTTGTGTACGCCGTAGTGGTTGCGTCAAGAGTCGCAGAAGAGGTATACAAGGCAATCTTGTAAACCTTTGTCGTGCCGGTATTGAAGTCCTGCGTCCCGCTGAACAAATCAGTCTTAAACGAGGTGCAGAGAGCTTGCGTGATTGCCATGACGATTCCTAAAATTATGTAACGCTGACTCGCGCTTGACCAGAACGATAAGCATCACTGCGCTCCAGACCATCACCTAAACGTTTAGCCAGACCAAGTGCTTCTTTGTACTTTGTTTCGTACAAGCCAAGCATATCTGCCTCGCCCTTCATAAAGGTATAGGCTTCTACCAGCGTTCCGTACAACAGAACACTGTCCAAGTTATCACCAAGCCAAGTGTTTACAGCCGTCGTGATGGACTCGGGATAGTAGAAATAATGCAACTCAACTGCATACGCCACATCTGGTGTAGGCCCAAGAATGAACGTTAGCTCTTTAGGATCAGCAGACTGCGGCCCGAACAGAGCGTAGTATTTTGGCGTACCAGTCGATGTCGGAGCAGGGTAAGCCTGCCGAATAAAGTTTACATCTTTGTTCAGCAAATACTCATAAGCTCCAGTAACAGGAGCTATGACTGCCATTGAGTACGATGACAGGAAGTCAGAAGGACAAGACAGATAAACGTTTCCTGCGCTCGTAGTTCCAGTTACATTCTTCCTCAAGGAGGGGAATTGAACTGAGTTATATATCCGTTGTTCTGCTTGTTGAATAAACGTATTCATGTCTGCCGTAGCAAACGTGTTTTCCAGATAGTCCTGAACAGCGGTTACGAGCGCAGAATAATTCATATCAGGCCATCGGCCCCCGGCTCATGTAGCCTTTGGTAGCTGCACCAGCACCACGCATCTTGATGCCAGTTGTCTTGACGCCTTCATTGCGACCAAGAGAAACACCGTCCATAGGCGTCCAGTCTTTCTTGCGCGGCATTTTGGACTTAATGCCATAGTCATCAATGCCAACCTTCTTACCAGTCATGGTATGGGGTTCTGCATAGGCTTCAGCGGGTAGGTTGTTAATCATTTCGACCCCTTTTGGTTCATGGCACGAGCCATATTGCGACCATACTTTAGCTGCATTTCATTGGTAACGCCACCCTTAGCCATCTTCTTGGCGCTCTTATCCGGGTGTGCTTCGCTCATGCCTTTAGCCATGTGAGCTTTAAGTGCTTTTTTCGTGTCCATATAGACTCCTAAATAACGGTTACTGTTCCAACTTGACCAAACGCAACCAATGGATTTGGTGTAAGCGGATCATCGAAACTGCTTGCACCGCCTACAGGATTCCATCCCCAAAAGATGTTCCTGCTACCTTCACCTAAATTACCATCTGCCAACAATCCAGAAGTTACATAACTCCTGTCTGGTCTTGGATCGCGTAAGCCATGCGGATCACTCACAGGGTACATACCCAGTTGAAGCTGTGGCTGATCCGGCGTCCAGCAGGTAGGACAAACAAGGAGATTGTAAGTTTTAGTCTTAACAACTTCCTTCTTCAGTTCCTTGAGTTTATATTGAAATCCGCACCTATCGCAGGTACTTATAGCCCATTTACCACTGGCAAATCTGTTGCTCATAATTAAAGGAACATCTGCCTTGGTACAAAACGGATTGCTGCCTTCTCGCGATCTTCTTCACTGGCAATTTGCCAAGATTCGTCGTATTGCTGCTTTAGGATAGGCAACCTGTCCATAGCGTTTGGCAGCTTTAAAGCCAAGTAGTAAGCAAGTCCTGCGACCATGCACGGAATGAACCTGAACGGCACATCCATTGTGTTTACACCGTTGCCTGCGTCTTGAATCCTGCGAAGCCTCCAGTACACAAAGGTGTAGGTCTGTGAGTTATCTGGCACAGGCCACATCGTTACCGTTGGCGTAGGAGCAAGTCGGTCAATCCATACCTGAATTGGCCTAGCCTGCGTGAGCTTATTAGGTAGTGTTGCGTAGGTAGAAACACTTATACGGGTAATCGTTAGATCAGCCTGAGTTGCAGAGTTACCTGCTCCTGTACGTATTACATGCTCTAACAAGTCTACGGTATCGCTAGGCAGGTTGTATGTGGCTGTACCGGGGACAAGGGGAATAGACCCTTGTTCTATGGTCCACATATTAATGCCCTTGTTCGCCCAGTCTGCAAAGAGAATGTTTAAACTGCGTCTGGCTGTTTTGAGATCGTAGCCGGTCCTCATCTCTGAACCAGCACGTTCAAATGCTTCTTCTAGCAACTCAACGAGGTCTAGATTAAACGCAGTGGTTCCAGATGTTGCCATTATTTAGCCGAATCTATGAAAGCCTGATCTGTAGGAGCGCCGCGAGAACCGGGCTTACGCATTTTCTCTCCACGCTTTCGCTTGGCATTGATGTTAGCCCACAACCCACCATTGGCAAAAGACTCAAAGTCCGTATCATCACGGCGCTTTTTCTTTTTGCCATTTGGCATTTTTAGGGGGTTGATGTCACCCATTCCCCTTGAAACTCGCATCAGCAATACTTCCCACGAGTTTTACCTCGTTGTGCTATGCCATCTCCGCGACTTGCAGAAACAACACCGCCTTTTTTAAAGCCAAACTGTTCCTTGAACCTTTGATTTACAGAACGCTCATCAGTCGGCTTGCTAGTTTTCATGCGCTCTTTGCGTCTAGCCATTCTTTCAGCCAGAGACAGAGAAGTATCGTCTTCTTCCTCTTTTGGCTTCTTGGCTTCAGGCTCTGGCATTCCTTGCATACTGCCAATTGCAACTCGTGATGGAGGAACGCTACTTATTTTCCCAGTAGGTACAGAAGGCTTTGCTG